GCTCGATGAGCTCAACGGGTGCGCTCTTCTCGACCGTCTCACGCGTAACGCGCGCCCGCGCGATGTTTCCACGCGTCGGAATGTCGAACATGGCATCAAGAAGCACGCCCTCGACGATGGAGCGCAGGCCTCGGGCGCCCGTCTTGCGGGCGATGGCCTTTTCGGCGACCGCCTTGAGCGCGTCGGGCGTGAACTCGAGTTCGACGTCCTCCATGCCGAGCAGGGCCTGATACTGGCGGACGATGGCGTTCTTGGGCTTCGTGAGGATGGCGATGAGCGCCTCCTCGTCGAGCTCCTGAAGCGCAGCGATCACGGGCAGACGGCCGACGAGCTCGGGGATCAGGCCGTACTTCACGAGGTCGGCGGGCTCGACCTGGCTGTACACCTTGGTGAGGCTCTTGTCGCCGTCCTTGCTGAAGACGCGGCCTCCAAAGCCCATCTCCGCCCTTTCGGTGCGGCGGCTGATGATGCTCTGCATGCCGTCGAAGGCGCCGCCGCAGATGAAGAGGATCTGCGAGGTGTCGACCTGAATCATGGCCTTGCCGGGATTCTTGCGGCCGCCCTGGGCGGGCATGCTTGCCACGGTGCCCTCGACGAGCTTGAGCAGCGCCTGCTGCACGCCTTCGCCGGACACGTCGCGCGTGATCGACGGGTTCTCGCTCTTGCGAGCGATCTTGTCGATTTCGTCAAGGTAGATGATGCCTCGCTGGGCGCGCTCGATGTCGCCGTCGGCGGCCTGCACGAGCTTGGCGACGATGTTCTCGACGTCCTCGCCCACGTAGCCCGCCTCGGTGAGCGTCGTCGCGTCGGCAATGGCGAACGGCACGTCGAGCGCACGGGCAAGCGTCTGCGCCAGCAGCGTCTTGCCGGAGCCCGTCGGACCGATCAGAAGAATGTTTGACTTCTGAAGCTCGACGGAGCGCGCAGCGTCCGCCTGGTTCTTCAGTCGCTTGTAGTGGTTGTAGACCGCCACGGATAGCGTGCGCTTGGCGCGCTCCTGACCTACGACGTACTGGTCGAGCAGGTCATAGAGCTCCTTGGGCTTGGGCAGGGGCTTCTCAGCCTCGGGCTTCGCCTCGGGAGCGCTCTCAGGAGTGGGGCCGCTCCTGAGCTCGTCGTTCATCGAGCGGATGCATTCACCGCAGATCAGTTCGCCGCGAATGCCGGAGAAAAGCTCCTTGCACTCGCTCTCGCTGCGGCCGCAGAAGGAACAGGTTCGCATGTCATTCACCTCGATTCCGCTCAAAGCGCCTTTTCAAGCTCGGCGCGCGTCGTGAAGATGCGGTCGACGAGGCCGTAGTTCATGGCCTCCTCGCCCACGAGCCAGTAGTCACGCTCGGTGTCGAGGGAGACTTCGGAAACAGGCTTGCCGCAGTTGTCGGCAAGAATCTGGTTGAGCTCCTGCTTCGTGCGCAGGATCTGGCGGGCGGTAATCTCGATTTCGGTCGCCTGCCCCTGGATGCCGCCGAGCGGCTGATGGATCATGACGCGGGAGTGCGGCAGCGCATAGCGGCGGCCCTTCTCGCCCGAGCTCAGGAGGAGCGCGCCCATCGAGGCGGCAAGGCCCACGCAGATCGTGCAGACCTTCGGACGAATGAACTTCATCGTGTCGTAGATGCCCATGCCGGCGGAAACGGAACCGCCGGGGCTGTTGATGTAGAAGTAGATGTCCTTGTCCGGATTCTCGCTCTCGAGGAAGAGCATCTGTGCAATCACGAGGCTCGCGGACTGGTCGTTCACCTCACCCGTAAGGAAGATGATGCGGTCGCGAAGGAGGCGCGAATAGATGTCGTAGCTGCGTTCGCCGCGGCCGGTGTCTTCAATGACATAAGGGACTAGCATTTTTTTATTCGCCTTGTGGAAAAAGGGGTATCTGCCGATTGTAGCGGAGCGAGCGGAAAAGCTCCCGCCTGCGGACCACGGAAAAGAAAAAAGAGGCATCCGGCGTGTTGTCCGTGATGCCTCTCGAGTCGATCAGGGCCGGCGCGGCAGGCCGCGCCCGCAAGTCTGACGTTGTCCCGTTCGTTAGAACTGGCCGGCCATCAGCTTGTCGAATTCAACCGTTTCCTCAACGGTCTTGGCCTTGGCGAGGATCCATTCGGTCACGTTGTTTTCCGTGGCCTGGGCGCGGAGGTTGCCCACGCGGTTCTGGTCCTTCATGATGTACTCGATGACTTCTTCCGGCTTTTCGTAGCTGGAAGCGATATCGGCGGCGATTTCACGAACCTGTTCGTCGGAACCGGAGATATTTTCCTGAGAGATCAGGGCTTCGACGAAGAGGCCGAGGCGCACGCGGCGTTCAGCCTGCGGCTTGAAGGCGTCGACGGGCATGGCGGGCATCTTCTTGACGTCGATGCCGCGGCCGGCGAGGTCGCTTTCCATCTGCTGGCGGAGGGCTTCGCACTGGTCGTTCACGAGAACGGTCGGAAGGGCGAAGTCGCAGGCGTTGGCGGCGGCTTCCATCACTTCGGCCTTGGTCTTCGTTTCGAGGCGGGCCTTGACTTCGCGTTCGAGGTTGGCGCGGATTTCAGCGCGCATGGCTTCAACACCACCCTTGACGCCGAGGCTGGCGGCGAATTCGTCGTCAACTTCCGGGTAGGCGGGTTCGGCGACTTCGACGACTTCAACGTCGAATTCAACGGCCTGACCTTCGAGTTCCTTGATGCCGTAGTCGGCGGGGAAGGTCATCGGGAAGGTCTTCTTTTCACCGGCAGCCATGCCCGTGACGGCGGCTTCGAACTCGGGGAGCATGCGGCCCTGGCCGAGAACGAACACGTAGCCTTCGGCGGAACCGCCCTGGAATTCAACGCCGTCCTTCTTGCCCTTGAAGTTGAGCTTGACGCGGTCGTCGTTGGCGGCGGCGCGTTCCACGACGTTGTACGTGGCGCGCTGGCGGCGCATGACGTCAATCGTCTTTTCGACTTCGGCGTCCGTCACCGGGCAGACGTAGCGCTTGAGTTCGACGGCGGAGAAGTCGGGAACCTGAACGTCAGGGAACACTTCGAACTTGGCCGTGAAGTGCATGTTCTCCTTGTCCTCTTCGTTCTTGGCGGCGTCGATGCGCGGATAGCCGGCAATGCGGAGCTCGCTTTCGGAGGCGGCCTTCTGCCAGGCTTCGCCGACGAGCTGGTTGATGGCTTCGTCATAGGCCTGCATGCCGTACATGCGGCGGACCTGAGCGGCCGGAACGTGACCCTTGCGGAAGCCCGGGAGCTTGGCGTTCTTGCGGTGAGTTCTTCAGCGGAAGCGTAGGAAACGACCAGATCGAGCGTGCGTTCGAGCGGGTTGACCTTGGCGACCTCTTCGGTCTTGACGGTTTCTTGTTCAGTCATCGCAGTAGTCTTTATAAAAGTCCGCCCGCTTGACGCGCGGCGGAATTTGTGGAAGAGATCCGTCCCTTTGCAGAACGGACCGCGTGAAAAATCCTTTCCAGAGCGAAGCGCACCCGCATGCGGCGGACCGTCGTTCGTTCTCTTCTATAAAAAGAGCATCCGCCGGCTTCTGATGTCGGCGGACCTGAATTTTTTAATTATAGCGGAGAAATTCAGCTGTTGTTTCAACGGGTTCCTGCGGGAAACCCGCTCCCCGCACTGAATTCGGCCTCGATTCAGGCGCCGTCCTCCTCTTGTGCAGGAGACGCCTTCCTCCGCATCCGCACGGCCAATTGCTTACAATTCCTGCGACGAGGCTCTTTCGAGCTTGCTAGAATTTTTCTCCCGTTCAATCCGGCCTGCGCCGGCCCTCATCTTCCTCCTGCCTTCAGAACCATGCGGTCCCGTCTTTCCCTTCTGACCATCTCCTTCGCCATGCTCTCCCTTCTTGCAGGCTGCGCAACTGCGCCCAGGGGGACGAACACTGATGCAGGGACGCAACAGGAAGTCACGAGTACCCGCCGTCACACGACCGCAGAACGCTTTGCAAAGACCACCGACAACGAACTCTACAACGAGAGGATCGCTCAGGTGTCAAGGGACATACGCGCCATCTGCACCTCGCCAGCAAACCGTCCTTACTATGCGAAGACGCCCTGCCTGCCCTCGGGCATGACGGAAGCTCACCTCAAGGACGGCTCGCGCATCACCCCGGAGGCGCGACGCGTCGCTGAGCGCGTCTTTGCAAGCCTGCACAAGCTCAACGAGGACACCCGCAGCCTGATGATCTCCTCGGGAGACGCCCACCTCATCAAGCTTGCGCGCCATTCCCGTGAAATGGTCGATCCAAAAATCTCCGCCCTGCAGTCCTCGCTTCTCAAGGGCGCCATGACCTGGGCCGAGTACAACCGCGCCCGTCTCGAGGTCTACGATGCAAGCAGGACGGGCGCTCCCGCCGAATGACACGCCATCAGGCTCAAGGTCAGGACATCCGCGCCCTGAATTCCTGTAGAATGCGTTGTTCGTGCGGGGATGGCGAAATTGGTAGACGCACCAGGTTTAGGTCCTGACGCCGTTGAGGCGTGTCGGTTCGAGTCCGATTCCCCGCACCACCCATACTATATTTTGGGTTAGTTTGAGGTAGTAAACACAAGATATTGTGTGTCATACGTAGCAAGAAGGCGTAGCTTTACAGCAGATTTACAGCGCACTTACAGCGGAGACCACAATGGGAAGCATCACAAAGCGCCCGACAGGCTACCAAGCACAGACTTGCTCAAACGGCATTCGCCGAACAAAAACCTTCAAAAAACTCGCCGACGCTAAACGTTGGATCGCTCAAGTAGAGTCTGATTTTTCCGTCGGTCTGGTCCCAGAAGCTCACAATCATGTGAGCGATCACCTCATCACATATCGAGAAGAAGTCACGATGCGCCGTGGCCACACGAGACACGAAAGCGCAGTGATCGGCTGCTTCCTCGAAGATCCTATCTCATCAATTCCCATTCACTCCGTCACATCAAAAGACGTTGAAGCGTGGATCGAGCGCCGTCGCACGATTCCTTCGAGGCGTACTGGACGACTCGTAGAAGAAAGCACGATCGCCAGGCAGCTTCAGACCTTGTCGGCTTTCTTTTCATGGGCAGTCAAGCGCCAACTGATCGCAAAGAACCCGTGCCACGGCATCGAGAGGCCACAAGAGAATGAGCACAGAGAGCGCATTGCTTCTGATGAAGAGATCGAGGCGATCAAACTTGTAGCCGGATGGGAGGAAGGTACGCCACCAGTAACCAAAACTCAGAGAGTGGCAGCGGCCTTCATTCTGGCCTGCTGCACCGGCATGAGAGCCGGTGAGATGATGCGCATTGAAAGGACTTGGATCCACGGACGTACATTGAAGATTCCCGCAGAAGCGGCTAAAACTCGCACCACGCGAACGATCGCACTCAATGACCGTTCGATGGACATCTTAAAAAGCGTCATGTCTCTCGGCTTTGAGCCGCACATTTTCGACATGTCTGACGGCATTCGAGATGCACTCTGGCGAAAGATCCGAGACAAAGCCGGCTTGCAGGAAGTGCGCGACTCAGAAGGCCGCCTCATAAAACAAGGGTTGAATTTTCACGATGGGAGAGCGACTTTCTGCACGTGGGCGGCATCCCCAGGACCAGACGGTGCGCCGCGACTGGACGTGATGAGTCTCGCTCGACAAACAGGACACAAGAACTTAAAGATGCTAATGCGCTACTACCGACCGTCTGTTGAAAGCTTTGTCGATAGACTCAACAAATAGACGCATACAAAAAAAAGGCGCCCCACCTACCGATCAATGGTAAGTGGGGCATTTTCGTGGGCAGGATTTCTCGGCGCTCCTCATGGTCGAGCGCAGGTACTATCGTAGCCCGCATAGGAAACCGCGCGGAGTGAGCCTTTTAATTATGTAGACTTCTACATAATTACCTAGGCTTGCGCGGTGTTGTTCTGATCATTTTACCAGCGTTGGTAACTTGGTCTTCGTCTAAGGGGTCGTCTAACGAAGTTTTTATAGGCGCCATCCTCAAACCGTTGGGGCGGAATGATTACAAGGCAATTTCGACCCATTTTGACGCCACCCCTTCGTCTAAATTTTCGGCTGAGTTCGTCTACAACTTCGTCACTGACTGACGATCTTTACGACCGCATCTTTGTCTATCGCAGTCCGCTCAGAAAGCTCGACACCTCTTCGAACCAACTCCGTGCCTCTTTCGAGTAAGTCTGCGCATCGGGCAAGCTGCTCTCGCTCAGACTTGCAGGCAACTGCGGAGTTTGCGGACAATCTACGCTTGGCGGCTGCGGCTTCACCGCGCACCCGGTCAATGTCACCGTTAAGAGCGTCGACGAGAGACAAAGCCTCATCACGCGCCTGCCACGCCTCCACCAAAGATTGATATTGCACCCGTTCTTTCTCACGATACTTCGCCTCCAACGCCTGTGCGCGAGTCGCATAATCCTCGCGCAAGGCGGCAATGTCCGCACCGTAAAGCGCGGCAGAGTACCGATACCCAGCCGCGAATGCGACGCATAATGCAAGGGCGGTAGCCCAAACCTTCAGCTTCATCGCACATCTCCTACGCAAGTCGCGTACTCTTTCTCACGACGAGCTACGAGACCAGGCACCCGGCGACCGCCAGCGTAGACCCATCGCTTGATCTCTTCGCACGCACCCGAGTAGTCCTGAGCATTTAGCTTGATGACGAGCGTTGATCGACAGAAGGCATCTGTGCCGATATTGAAAGCGAGAGACGTATATGCATCCAGCTCGCCTTGCGACAACGGCACGCGCACGCATCTGGCGATGGCGGACTCCGCAACAGTCACGTCACGACGCAAGCGCTCTAGCGCCTGCGGTACTGTGATCGCGTCGCCCATCTTCACGCCCTGCGTCGATCCAAAGCCAATAGTTGGAACATCTCCTTCAATAGGGATGTACGCCTTGTCGCTGAAGCCCTCATATCCCGCGATGGAAAGGAGTCCTGCCGCAGAAAGCGACAGGGCTCCGACCGCGAGTCTCTTTTTAAGACTCACCCTTCCCCTCCTTTGCCTTTTCAGCCTTCGCCAGCACACGGATCATCTCTCCGCGATCATCGCGCTTCGAGACCGGGACAACGGTCTGGCTTCGCTTTGGACGCGCCAGTCTGTAGAGATACAGGATCGTATCAATCGTCTTCGGGAGACAGCCGACGATCATGAAAAACAGGTACAAGCAAGTCAGGACGCTTACCCACGTCTCGACTGGAAAGCCGTATACAGTAAGTCCAGTTACAGCCACACCAGGCGAAGCCTTGACCGCTCCTGACGCAGTTCCTGATGTGAGCGTCGCGGCAAAGCGCTTCAGCGGCGTCGTCGGCTCATCACACATCTAGTCCTCCCGATTGAAAAACGGATTGCACATTCCCGTCCACTGGGCATAATCTTCAGTCTCTGTCTTGTTTGCCCAGAGCTTCCAGCCAAAGTTCCCTCGGATGCAACGCTTCGGGAAAAGCCCCCACGGCCATGCCCACACGAAGTACCACTGGAAGCCGATCAGCTTCCCGTTGCGATACAGGTGATGCCAGTTCACACCTGGGCGGTAAGGCTTGCGACCAACATCAGCGTCACCAGTGAACTTGATGACGTCGGTCGACCAACACTTGATGCCAACGACCTCGCGATCAAATCCGTAGCAGGTATTGCGCCAGAACCACTTGGTCCGACGGACATAGGTCGCCCACTTTCCCGTGCCGGGATTACGCTCCCAATGCCCGGCGTCGCCGTCGGCATCGTTGTCGTCGGTCATAAACCAGTCGAGCCACTTCGGAAGACGCTTCGTTTCCTCGTCAACAAAAAAGGGCAAGACCCAACAAAGAGCCTTGCCCAAAACCGTCATCGGGATCGAAAGACACCCGCATAAAATCCACTTGATAAAGACCATGCCCCCTCCTATGCGAACGGTGTCGTCTGATTGCCTAGCTTTGCGAGGGCATTGGCAATCATCGCCTCGTTCGAGATGATGGTCTGAAGCGACTGCTCTAGAGAAGCCATTCGGCTTTCAAATTCGTCATTGCCTCCTATCTGCTCTTTGAGAGATTTGATTTCCTGTGCGATTCGCTCAACGGCAAGCTTTACCTCGTCAGCCAGCGGCCCCGGCGTGCTACGTGCCGCCGCAAGGTAAGCGGCGGCAGCGTTGAGCAGATCGCTGTCTTTTTCAAAAGATGCGTCTGCCATAGTTCACCTCTTAGGCCAAAGCGGCTTCAAAAGCAGCGACGAAGTCCTGCTTCGTGCCGATGTTTGCGTTGATCGTCGTGATGTCACCGGCGTTCTTCTGGATCGTCGCCGTGTTCGTCTGAACCTGACTTTCGAGAGAGGTGAGCTTCGTCGTGTGCTCGCCAACAGTAGCCTCGAGAGCCGTGATTTTGCCAGCGTTTTCGTTCGCCTTTGCCTGAGCAGCTTCGGCAGTCGCCTTCACGGGGTTGACGGCTTCGCTGATCTGCGTCGCGACTTCGCTCTTCTTGGCATAGTCAGTCAAGTCGGTCTTGGCACCGATCTGAGCAAACTCGCCATACGCGCCGTCGGCCGCAGTGCGAGCGAAAAGCTTGTACTCAGCGCCCTGAACGCCACCGACCATCTGCACCGTGGCCGTGCCGGCCTTCGTGACCGTCACGAAAACGGGATCAGACGTGAAGTCGGCAGGAAGACCAGTGGCACCAGTGACGACGTAAGAGCCTTCTTCGGTCAGCGTGTCGAGAGCGATGCCAGACTTTTCGACAGCGGCACTCAAAGCGCCGATGTTTGCACGAGCCTGCTTCTTCTGATCGTCATTCAGAGCCTGAGCTTTGTCGAACTGAACGTGACCCTGAGCGATCTGCTGAAGGGCGGTGATCGCGTCTTTGTTCGTGACGAGAGCGTCAGCGAGCTCTTTCAGGGTGTCGTAGGCTTCGCCAGCGCCACCGAGAAGATCGTTCTTCACAGACTGCTTTGCAGCAGTGATCTGGGAGTCGACCTTCTGAGACGAATAGGTCTTCGTAGCAGAAGCCTGAGCGTCGTCGATTTCGACCTTCTTAGCGACTTCGCTCTGAAGGTTGGCGATGGCACCTTCGTTGGCAGCGACGCGCTGGGTCAGCGCTTCGGCGGCCGTGTTGCTGGTAGCGATTTCGCCGCGGACCTTCTTAATTTCCTGGCCAGTACGGGCGGCAAATTCGGAAACACGGGATTCAAGAGACTTGCTGATTTCAGCCATTTTCAATTACTCCAAAATGGATTTTTTACTTTTCAGAACTATCAAGTTCCGATTCAAAGATCTTCACAAAGTCGACAGGAGAACCAATTCGTTCCTGTACTTTTTGCGAGGACCAAACGGAAGTCGCGGACAAATCTTCGTCATCGATCTGAACGCCAACGTTGCCAACTACTTCACCAACAGTGAAAGTCGACTCAGTGACGGCAGTGATTAAAAAGAGTTGTCCGCGATCATTTGCAACCCTGAAAACCGTGGAATCTACACTCAGTCAGATTCGTCGAAGAAGAGCTCGAGGAACATCTGGTCTCTGGCCGTCGTCTCCGTAGACCAACGGTACTGAGCCACCCTGTTCCTCACCTCGATTCTTTCCACGCAGTCGAACCAATCGAGCAACTGCTTGAGCGTCATCGATCGAATCCAGGCGGTCAGTTTTTCGTACTGCTTCCGCACAGTCTTCCCGAGCGACTCATCGTTGGCTCGCCGCTCGGCTTCCTGAGCCGTGCGCTCCATCATGCTCTGCAGCACGAAACGGTAGCCGAGTGCGACGTGTCGGCAGATTTCTTTCCCGCGTACGCTGGTCATCGTCCAGACTCGGGGCTTTCGCCCGTCAAGGTCGGACTTGACGACGCGATACGAGGTTTCAATGTCGTTGCGGCGACGGTAGCGACGAAGCGCGTCCCACGGGCTCGCATGAAGATTTGAAAGGATGACGAAAATCCCAAAGTCCTTCTGTGCGGCCAGAATGGCCTCTTCGTTGGGGATGACCTTGATGCCTCCGCCTCGAACACGCTTCCACGAGAAGTACCGGTGCGCGAACTCAAGCTCGGCATCGTCCATTTCATTTTCCTTGCCGGCTGCAAGACTCATTTCGTAGCTTTTGAGCTTCGTGTGGAAGGCTGAAGCTTCCATGACAGCTCGGGCATTGTTGCGGAAATAGTGAAAGTACAGTCGGAAGGATTTCGACTCCGTATCCCCGGCGGCTACGCCATTGCGCGTGCGCTGCCGCTTCCATTCAAACGGCGTCATTTCAGACACCGATACGGCACTGATCTTCTCGTCGAACGGGCACTGAGAAGCGTACCGCGAGAAGTGGTCTCTCAGTTTGGTCCCATCATTGGCGGCGCTGTCCAAGTGCTTGTAGATCCAGGCGTGCTTGAGCGTGGCGAGGATCGTGAACTTGAAATTCTTGCGCAGGAAGCGCAGCACGTTCTCCTTGCTGAAGAACCCGTTGTCGAGGCAGAACTCCGGATTCTTCAGGCCGTATGCCTTGGCCCTCGGCACGGCATTGACGAGAGAAATTACGTCGGGGATGTTGCCGGGCTGGAGTTCGAAGGAAACGGGCAGACCCGAATCAAGCGAGTAGAAGGTGATGATCTTGTAGATGTCCAGGCCGTCGCCGTCTTTGTTGAAGCCTTGTCGCGCGTACGGTTTCAGGCCGCTGCCGTAGACGGAGTGCGAGGTTGAATCGAATGCGATGGCCGGCTGTTCGTCGTTGCCTGCCGTACGAGCCAGCTCCCGGAAGAGAGACTGCGAACCGGATTCGTCCAGACCGAGCTCGTGGAAGAGGTCGTAGCAAATGTCCTCGGATAGGCCGGCTTCGTAAGGGAGATCATGCTCGCATTGCCAGGCCTCCACGTTGTGAACCGTTTCACCCGTAGCGACCAAGTACTGAGAGACGGAGAGCAGCTTCTCGGCGGTTCCGCCGTTGGGATACGCCCTGCGGACCGAACTTTCGAGTCCGGCCACCGCCCCGGCATGACGAATCAAGTCCAGAGCCCCCCACGCGGGTTCGTTTGGCAGAGAACTCGGCAGTCTGAGCTGCTTCGGCAGTCTTCTTCTTGGGGCGGCAACGGGTTGTCACCGTTCCTTCCAGGATTTTTTCACCCGTCCGACGGCTCGACAGAAGGACGTTGTAGCCCTTTGCCGGATCGTATTGATAGCGACGTTGCTCGATGTATTTGACGCCGGTCTTTTTGTTCGTTACTGCCACACGGCGAACTTTGACCGGGAACTCCTTCTGAGCTGCCATTTGATCTCCTTTGATGGGTGTATATGATTATATCATATACACCTATTGCGTGGCAAGAAAAAAGCCCCGATTAACAGGGCTTTTAAGAGAAGTGTCTGCTTCGTTCCTGGGCTTTGAGTGATCTTTTGACGACTTGCAGGGTGACATCCGCGAAGTCCGCGAACAGCGTTATCCACAGAATTCGTTCCCAACGCAGGATGATCCACATGGTGTTGTGGTCAGCCGGGTTGGTGAACTCAATGGTCACGTCAATGTTCTCAAAGATCGAATCTTCGTATTTGCAGTCCTCATTGTTTTCCAGAAGTTTCCTTCCTTCGAACTTGAGTTCCTGCCAATCGCCCTTGGGCATGGCCAGGGCAACGTATGAGCGATAGCTCATGGCTTTCTCCAAAAAAGACGGGGACACTTCAACCCCGAAGGGGAGCTGCGTCCCCGTTAGGGTTTTAGGGCACTTGGAAGAATGGTTGATCCATTTCATCCCATGCGCCCCAGCCGGAAGCGTCGATGGCATCGACAGCTGTTCTTGCCTTCTGCCGGAACTCTTCGACAATCCTCTTGGCAACTGGATGGCTGTCAAGTTGATCGAGCAGAGTTTCAGCGAAATGGCAATCCCAGATCAGTCGATTCCAGAGAGCGTGACTCACGTCAACGGACGGCAGGCGGTTGCGAAGCTGTTTGAGAAAAACAGGATCACGCTTGCCATACTCGTCTTTAGCCAGAGGCGTCAGACGACGCAGATCGTCGAACAGCATCGGTTTGACTTCCGCTTCGGAAGCTTGGACAAATCTATCCAGATCTTCGAAGAAGAGCGCACAGACGCGCTCGAACTCACGGTAGAGTTCTTCTTTCATATTGCTATCTCCAATGGAAGGGGATACCAATCCCTACAGGGAAGGCATCCCCATAGGGTTGACAAGAAGGATCCCCGCTTGCGCGGCACGAACGCATGAAATTGCGTTCGAAACAAAGATCAGCTGCAAAATCAGCAGCTTCTCTCTATTGGGTTAGTGATACTGGACATAATCCAAATCACAAATCTCACCGTTTTCAATCCGGAAAATCAGACGCCAACTTGCGTTGACCTTGACCGCATAAAGTTCGGTTTGAAATTTCAGCTTGACCGAGTGAAAACCGGGGACCTGTTTCAGGTGTAGAGACGAACCGCCGCTAAATGACAACTGCGCGAGCAGTTGATTGAGCTTCGGCGCGTGCTGTGCCACGATGCCTGAGGTGTCTCCGGTTCTCGCAAACCGTTCCAGACCAGGGTGCAGAAATGAACGTATCGCCATTCCTCACCTCCGTTTGAGTCGGCTCAAACGGT